AGTAAACGCTGCGGGAAACTACACCAAGCCAGAAATGCGAAAGCGCATTGTGTCCCAAGTAAAAGCTGCCGCAACACAAGGCACGGGCGCAGGTCAATGGTCAGCCCGCAAAGCCCAGCTAGTAGCTAAGAAATATAAGGCTGCTGGTGGGGGGTATAGAGATTGAAAGCGCCTCAACAATCCCTTAAAAATTGGGGCGATCAAAAATGGAGAACCAAAAGTGGTAAACGATCTTCTGACACAGGTGAAAGATATCTTCCTGAAGCTGCAATTAAAGCTCTCAGCCCTTCTGAGTATGCTGCGACAACGCGTGCAAAACGTACTGGCAAAAAAGCCGGGAAACAATTCGTAGCCCAACCAAAGACAGTAGCAAAGAAAACAGCGGGATTTAGAAAATGATTTCATTCATCCAAAAGCAACTTGAAGCTTCTGAACGCATGTTTGAACTCATGCACAGGGATCACAAGCACCGCATGGAACAAATTGCAATGTGGGCCGACATGAACGAAAGCCTCATGCGTAAGTTGGAAGAGCGCGACAAAGAAATTTCCGCCCTTAATGCAAAGCTGCGTGCGTACGAAACATTGGAGAAACTCTAAATGGCATACACCACCGGTACTACCGCCTTCAACATGGACTTCACGGAGATCGCCGAGGAAGCGTGGGAGCGTGCCGGTCGTGAAATGAGAACTGGTTATGATTTAAAAACCGCTCGGCGTTCAATGAACCTGATGACAATCGAGTGGGCGAATCGTGGCTTGAACATGTGGACAATCGAGCAAGGGGTCATTGACATAACTCCCGGATTGAATACCTACGCCTTGCCGTTGGACACTATTGATTTGCTGGATAACGTGATCCGCACCGGCGCAGGGCAACAATACAATCAGTCTGATCTTACGTGTACCCGGATAAGTGTTTCCGATTATGCTACTATTCCTAACAAGTTATCGCCGGGCCGTCCGTTGCAGGTATGGATTCAAAGGCTAAGTGGCAACACAAATCTGTACAGCGGAACACTGGCTACCGCGATTAGCGCCACCGACACTTCCATTACTCTTACCAGCACAGAAGGTTTGGCGTCTTCTGGGTTCATCCAATTGAGCGCTGGTGGTGAGTATGTGTATTACAATTTTGTAAACGGCAACACTCTGGGTAACTGTTTCCGGGGTCAAAACAACTCAACGGCCACTGCGTACAGTGTCGGCACAGCGATTTACGTACCCCAACTACCGGCTATTACCTTATGGCCAACCCCGGACAACTCCCAGACTTACCAATTTGTTTACTACCGTATGCGCAGGATTCAAGACGCTGGTAAGGGTACGACGATTGCCGACATGAATTTCCGTTTCCTACCCTGCTTAGTAGCAGGTCTGGCTTACCACATTGCGATGAAAGTGCCCGAAATGCAGGTTCGGTTAGAGATGTTGAAGGCTGCGTACGATGAGCAGTTCAACCTAGCCGCCGGTGAAGACCGGGAAAAAGCCGCCCTACGGTTCGTGCCTAGACAGCAGTACATCGGCGGGAGTGTCACCTAATGGCTGATTTTGCAACGGGCCGCAAAGCTATCGCCGAGTGTGATCGGTGTGGCATGCAGTTCAAACTAAAAAAACTAAAAACTGAAATTATCAAGACAAAAAAGTATAATTTGAAGGTGTGCCCCGAGTGCTGGGATCCGGATCATCCACAGTTGTTGTTGGGTATGCAGCCGATTGTTGAGGCAATCGCCTTGAGGGAACCGAGGGTAGATACTACTTACATTACAGCCGGTTTGAACGCAGACGGCAATCCGACTGGCGGATCAAGAAACATCCAGTGGGGCTGGTATCCTGTAGGTGGGTCAAGCAATTTCGACGCAGTATTAACCCAAAACTACTTGGTTTCTACTACGAATGTTGGTACAGTAACGGTAACAGTGTCTTAAGGAGACGAACATGGCAAAAATGGAATCAGACAAAACCGACATGACCCAAGACAAGGCGTTGGTTAAAAAAGCTATTAAGCAGCACGATACGCAACAGCATAAGGGCAGCAAGGGCACTAAGCTCAAGCTCAAAAGCGGCGGTTCTATCAATGCAAAAATGAAAACTATGGGTCGTAATCTGGCTCGCGCTGCAAACCAACGCGGCTCTTCAAGGGGCGGATAATGGCTAAATACAGTAAAAAAATGATGGGTAAAGAAGTGGGTGATGCGGCTGTGTATGCCGAGCCCCACACAATGACGGGTAAAAAAATGAAGATCGCCGAAATCCCCGGCAAACCCTCTGAACTTAGTGGCACTAACCGTATGCGCATGAGTGTTGGAATGTACAACAACGGCCCAGTGGTACCCACTAAAACCGACGGCATCAAAGTTCGCGGTAACGGAGCGGCGACCAAAGGCTTGATGGCCAGAGGCCCGATGGCGTAATGACGTACCAAGAGCTTGTCACCGCTATACAGCAAACTGCTGAGAACTCGTTTGATTACTCTACCAACCCGGAGATAATTAACAGGTTTATCCAGCAGACGGAGCAGCGCATCTACAACACGGTGCAGATCTCCAACTTGCGCAAAAACGTGACCGGTAACTTGACCGGGGGCAACGCATACTTAGCTTGCCCAACAGATTTCTTGTCGGTGTATTCCTTGGCTATTTACACCGCAAACGCAACACCGGTTGACTACACTTACCTCTTAAACAAAGACGTGGACTTCATTCGTGAAGCGTACGACAGCACGACCGGCAAACCAAAACACTACGCCATTTTTGGCCCTCAAAGTACAAACGATTTGTACTTGACCTTTATTGTTGGGCCGACACCCGACACAAGCTATTCTGCTGAACTGCACTACTATTACTACCCAGAATCCATCGTCACTGCGGGCACTACTTGGCTCGGCCAGAACTTTGATTCCGCGTTGTTGAATGGGTCTTTGGTTGAAGCTATCCGCTACATGAAGGGCGAGCAAGATGTGGTTCAGTTGTACAGCACTCTGTACATATCAGCTATTACGCTCCTCAAGAATTTGGCGGATGGTAAACAACGCGCTGATACGCACCGCGACGGACAAGTAAGGGTGAATGTTCAATGAGTATTGTTCAGACCCAGACTACAAGTTTTAAGGCGGAGCTGTATCAAGGCATCCACGATTTGACTACAGACGTTATAAAAATCGCCCTGTATACAGCCTCCGCCAACTTAAACGCCAGCACGACGGTTTACTCCACTACAAATCAGGTAGTAGCATCTGGGTACACAGCGGGCGGGCAAATAATGACCGGGATTACGATAAATTCCGCCGACTACACTGCGTATGTTGGGTTTAACAACGTTTCTTGGACTTCGGCATTGACAGCTAGGTGTGCTTTGATATATAACTCCAGTAAGTCAAACCGTGCGATTGCCGTGCTAGATTTTGGTTCAGACAAGACAAGTTCTAGCACGTTTACAATAACAATGCCACAAGCAACAGCAACGACAGCATTAATTCGTAGTTCAAACTGAGGTAAATATGTTAGTAAGCACAATTCATGGCGAAATGGACGAAAGCCTTCTAGAGAAAAAAGAAGGTGGATTCGAAGACGACAACGAAAAAACCACTTGGGTAGAGTATTGGTTGGACAATGAGCTTGTTCACCGCTCTGCGCATGTCACTTTAAAAGAATTATCCGCCGCTAAAGGCGAAACTGAAGGATTTTAATCATGGCAAATACACAATCGGTATGCACATCCTTTTTAGCTGAAGTTATGCAGGGCTACCATCAGTTCGGTCAGCCTTCTTTGACTTCCCGCACCAGCTTGACGTCCCCCACTAACGACACCTTTAAGTTGGCTTTGTATTTCAGCTCGGCCACTTTGAACGCATCTACCACTGCGTATTCAACAACAGGCGAAGTGACAAACACTTCCGGTACTGGGTACACTGCTGGCGGCATTACTTTAACCAACGCTAATACTCCCTCTTCAACAAACACTAGCACAACCGCTGGCACGGGTTTTTGGACTCCCTCGGCATCCGCGTCTTTAACTTCCTTGACTATTACCACGGCGTTCAACTGTGCTTTGATGTACAACTCAACCCAAGGTAATCGCGCAGTGGCAGTTTACACGTTTGCCGACCAGACAATTACTGCCGGTACATTTACTTTGACCATGCCCACTAACGCGGCTGCTACCGCTCTTTTGCGTTTGGCAACAACTTAATGCTATGAATCGTGGCAGAATCAAATCAAAACTTGGAGCGAGTTACCCCCGGCTATAGGTTTGTGTACGGCGGGGTTACATTCTTTTATTACACCGGTAATAAGGGGCAGGGGCTGCCCAAACACGAGCATCCGTTTTCTCATTTAACGTTCGTTGCTTCTGGGAAAACATGTATACGCAAAGAAAATTTGTATAGGGAACTTTTGCCCGGCGACCACCCACTCAACCTGAAAGAAAACGAGTGGCATGAAATAGAAATCCTTGAAGACAATACGGTTTTTATCAACGTAAGTGGGGGGCAGGATGCCTGAGTACATTATTTTTGACGCCGAGGGTAAATATTCCAACTGTATTGTGTGCGATGAATGGGATGTCCCTCCTGACGGGTGTACAAAGCAGTTGATACCCGAATACCACTATTGGGATAAGGAAAAGCAAGAAATTATTAGGGATCCCGCCGCCCCTATAACAATAGAGAGCGTGTAGCGTGCCTACTTTTAACACATATTATTTTGATTCCGGAACTTCTTGGCGTGTTCCGGAGGGTGTTACTGCCATACAGGTAGAATGTTTTGGGTCTACCCCGGGTACTACGGCTACGGGTATAGTGCCTAATGCAAATTATTCCGGCGGGTCTTACTCAAAAAGCAACAGCATCGCGGTTACACCGGGCTCTACAGTTTATCTTAACGTTGGGGCCAACGGCGGTAATAGTTGGTTTAACACAAGCAACGTCGCGCCTACTTCGGCTTCTTCCACATCTTCCGCTTGTTTGGCTGTGGGGGGTACCACCGTCGCTCCGGATCAAGTAGCCGCTAACTGCGGTAATGTTAAATATGCGGGGGGTAATGGCCGTTTTGTTACCGGCACCGATCCGGTAATCTTAACCGCCCAAGGGGGGAAAGCAGGGCCGAACGGCCCCGGCGCTGATGTTGGTGATCCTTATTCAAATACAGTATTGAATGTATTAGGTAATAATTATTTACGTTGTACCGGCGGAGGGGGAAATGGAGGATTTCAAGGTGGTTTAGGTGTAATCCCATATGGACGAAGTGGTACAGGCACTGCTGGAATGGGGCAGTATGTTTCTGGGGCTAATAATTTTCAGTCTGGTACTGGAGAGATTTTAGGTACTTATAAATACCTTAATAGTCTTATACTCGACACCTTTACTTACCCTAATGGGTTATCATACCTTATTACTCCTACTCTTGGTGAAGGCGGTGGGGGTAGAACTACAATAGTTTCTACTTCCGGTTGCTGCTGCTGCTATACATCTTTTAGTCTAGACCCGCAACAGGGCCAAGTAGTAATAACCGTAACTGAGGCCACTCAAAAAACCATTGTTTACGCAGTGCGCAGCAGTCCCCGTGGTGAACAATCTTTTACTTTGCCCACCGATTTTGGCTCACTTATTTCACTTGAAGCCTTTGGTAGTTATGCTATTAGAGATACCCAAAATAACAACGGTGGCGGTGGTGGCGGCGCGTACGCAAAAACCCTTGGGACTTCTGTTACCGCTTCTATGGTCGCGGGATCAACGACTGTTTACTATTATGTAGGTTCTAGCTTGGATTTTTCTTCTGACGGAGAGAGTAGCTACATACGCATAGGCACAAGTGGGGCTCCTTCTTCGGTCACTGATGGAGTTTTAGCCAAAGGAGGTTCTCGCCCCTCTGGCACTACTGGCGGTACTGGGGGCACTACTGCCGACAGCGTTGGCGATACAAAATACGCTGGTGGTAATGGTGGTACTGGAGGCGCGGTTAATAATCTTGGGGGTGCTGGTGGTAATGGTGGCCCTCTTGGTGCTGGCGCTAGAGGGGGCAACGGATTCACTTCTACTGCTTCAAGGGGCGACGGTGGTGGTGGCGCGTCTAATGGGGGCTCTGCTGGTGCCAACGGTACAACTTCAGCTGGTGGTGCTGGCGGCACTATTACGGGGGGTACTGGGGGCACTGGGGCTACATCCTCTGTTGCCGCAACGTCGGGTACAAACGGCGGCGGCGGCGGTGGTGGTTATGGGGTAGCCGGGAGTATTAATGGCGCATTGGGGG